GTAAAGGCCAGTATCGGTCTCTGATGCAAAGGTCAGGCTAGGCGTTCCAACGGCTCCATCAGGCAGCAAAACAGTGGCTGTCGTCGTAATCCAGTCAATCCACGCGCTGTTAGCTGCGTTGCGGATTTTTAGGATGTTATTGGTAGTGTCAAACCAGAATTGGAATGCGTAGGTGGTGGCGGGAGCGTTGGCGCTGCTGTTGTTGCTAACAATCGCTGCCAGGGCATTATTGATGTCTTGACGGACAGCGGCACCGCTGGCATTTGCGATCACATAGTCGTGGGTTGCCATGTCTGCGCCTTGTTAGGTGGTTTCGGAGCCGAAGCCAGTCGCCTGATAAGAGAAGTTGCGGTCAACAGCAGCGTTACTGCTGTTTCTGAAGGTGACCGTGAACCCTGATCTGGTGGCTGATGTCACCTCATAATAATCCCCCGATGCAAGGTTAGAAGCGGTGATGCCAATACTTGGCGTTTGGTAGAAGGCATTCGTAAACGTCACAACCTTCGCTCCAGCGCCAGAAGCCTGGGTCGTCGCGCTTTCTGTCCTTCTGTCCATTTGCACTGCGTAGCCAAGTTGGTCAACCAAGGGCGTCTCATCAATGTGCGTTGAACTCAGCTCGCACTTGAACTGGAACTGCCTGCCAGCAAAGCGGCCTGACTCCATCGGCACCCACTCGCCAAAGTCAATATCGGACTCCATTTCAATCTTGTTACCGTCTTCCAGCAGCAAGTTGTCGCCGTCCTCTGTAAGCGCATCTGCATCCGCAGGCGCTTGGTCACTGCTACGAAAATAGATCTGCGCTGAAGTGTCATCTGGAAGAAGACCGTCAATATCTGTCCAGCGGTCAAGCAACTCCGCCCGATCATCGACTGAATTTGCTGGGTAAAGACCGCTGGATCTCAGTCTCCGCGTAAATAGCACACTGAACTTAGCGCCAAGATCCAGAGTGTTTCGGAAAAAGTACGTTCCAGTCAGAAGGCGCGTTCCAAAAAAGTCAATGCTAGTGATGCTTTCATCATCAATAGGAACGAGTACAGAGTCGATTTTTTGATCACCATCCAGAACTAACCCGCTATATTCATCACTAAAAAATACGTCATTCTTCTCGCCTTGGAATTTTGGTGAATCTGCATCCTCAAAGCGATTCTCAATGAGTAGCTTCGGCACATCATCTGGCAAATCTATAATCGCGCTTGTGGCATTTTCACTGCGTTGACCAACTTCATCCTCAAACTTGATTAGGTACTCACCTTCAATTAGAGGAAGGTTTGCAAAGCTTGTCGATGCAGAGACTTTTCGCAGCAGGGTGCTGTTAGTCCAAACACCCGTACCATCTGTTCTGGCTGAATGCCTAATAATTGCAGTAAGAGTTGCAGGTCGATTAAAGTTCCCCTGTGGAACCGACCAGCGCAATACTGCCTGCCCGTCAACAACCTGAACAGTTACCTCTTCTGGGTCAGGAGGAAGAATAATCCGGCCTGTCCCAGAATCAACATTAGCGTCACTTGTTGTGTGTCTTGCCTCGGTCCATCCTGAACGTTGAATTCTGTTTGCAGCTACAGCTCTAACTTCAAACTCAACTTCAGTATTTGCAGGAATTCCATCAATGTTAAAAAATCTCTGAGATGTGCTAGTAGAAACCTCTTCAGCATCGCCTACGGTATAACGAACATCAAATGCAACAACATTTGAGCTAGATGAACTCCACGATACTTGCAGGCGATTAACAGTTGAACCTCCAACCCTAATGTCAGTTCTGTTGAAATCTACATTTGTTGGGTTGTCAGGTACTGGAGCAATAGCTGTGACATCATCAAAGGTAAGCTCAGCGCCAGTATCGGCTGTTGCGTAAATGCTGTCATTGTGTTCTACGCCAACAACCGCATACGTTCCATCACCATTGTCAGCAACCGACAAACAACGGAATTTTTGCTCTACAACACTGTCGGTTTTGATTGAATAAATTGACTGAACTAATGGCGCAGCAGAAAAAGCGTCTGTTGATATAACAGCACCGTCGACCTGGGTAATGTTTTGTGTCTCAATAGTTCCATTAGGCAACGTACATGTAATTCTTGGGTTTACACCAGAAGGCAGGGTAATTGTTTGATCAGCCGTGATCGTTGCTGTTGTTGCGGCAGAAACACGACCAGCTAATCTTGCGCCTGCACGCAGCTCGTCTTGCACTGCAAAAACCTGACCAGGGGTAACCACAGCGCCCTGCAAACCAGTCACAAAGGTCACGGTCTTGCCGTTCAGCTCTTCTACTGCAAGCAACCAACGCCCCATCCGCTGAGCTTGATGCTGCGAAGTGCAGGCAAAGGCGGTGATTTCTTTAATCTGATGCCCGTACTTGTCAATAAGCGCACGATCCTCAACAACAACAAAGTTTGATTTGTAAAAGTTCTCAGGGTCGTTGTACCTGACGCGAACGCAGGTGCTGCGTGTTTTTAGTGAGCTGCCAGAGTATTCAAACGCGCCATCAATGACGTTGCTGTTTGTGTAGAGGTGAACGGGATCGACAGGCGATCCATCTAGATTGCCATGGTCAGCACTGGCTTGAATTACGTTTGTCTGCCAGTAAACCATTCCACGGAACACGCTTGCAAGATCCTGCAAAACCTTGAAAGCCTCTTGAGGGCTAGCAATAAGCGTGTTACACGCAAAACGCGGCTCTTGAATCGTTCTGCCATCAGTGGTTGTGACCTCTACAAGCTGGTTTGCATATTGAGCTAGTGGGTAAAGATCAACCCAGCTCAAATTTGCAGCGTCTACAAAGTCACCTGCTCCATACCGACTCTTGACGAGCATGTCGTGCCAGCAGCACACAGGGCATGTTGTCCACTGACCGTCAGTTAGTGCACCCGTAAATTCTTTATTTTCATCAAACTCAAGGCTTCCATCAGCGGCGTCAGTCCCTGTTCTGACCGTGGCATTGCTGGGGATCTGCACCTGCATCCCACGGATGAGATAAGCCCGTGTAGGAAGTCTTGGAAAAAATTCTGTTGCCAGCTTTAGCCCAGCAACTGCCGTGTATGGATAAGTTGGCTTATGCCTTCTAACTTCAATCAAGCTCGTCCAAACAAGCTGATTGCCTCGGCCATTCGCTAAAGGCGTTTTCTTTGAAATCTCATTGAAGTCATCCTTAGACACCACAAAAAACGCTTCTTCTAAGTCGGCCTTACGCACCTTGATGTTCCATGGCCCCGTTCCAGGTAAAGATATGATGTCCGTCTTAATTTGATAATTGGTGGTTGAAATGCCACGAACATTGATGACCTGTTCCTTTAGCTCTGTAAAACCGCCACCAGAGCCAACAGCCTGAACAAAAAATTTAATCTTGAGCCTTGCACCAAACAGCTGGCCCCTAGCCAGTCCCTCCATTGCCGTTGAAAACAGTCGGGGAATTGTCAATAAGCACTGAAACGCTTCAACGCTTGTGTCTGTAATTTGACGAACAACATCACCAGCGCCGTAATCCCTAGACCTAACCTCGGTGTCGTCTTCGGTCAAAGTCTCTTCGTAGTTTTTGCCTACTTCTTGAGATACATCAACCACATTTTTTACAAAACCTTGTGCCTCAAGTTCATCCTGGTCTTTGGTGCCTCTATTAAATTCAAGTTTTGCGTATTTTCTCTCTACGGATACTTCAACGTTCCCTTGGGCATCTTTTGTTTCAAGAGGGGTTTCATCAAGAAAAACAGCACGACGATTGCCGACAAGCCCCTCAATCGGACCCTCACAAATAAGGTCTGTAATCTGGATGTATGCCTTTGAAGTTAGTGCCATGTCAGGAGTTATTGAATCCGATGCGGTGGCCGACGCCAACGACCTTGAGATTGTTTGACCTCAGGCTGCTGTCTACCCCAAAATCTACAATGTAAACCCTTACAAAATGCTTTTCAGCACCTGATTTCATTTTTGCTGATTTAACGCAATGACACCACCTGTAGTTGTCCTTGTCGCGCAAAATGCCTTGAATTGTTGCGGTTGATTGGCCAACAACGACGTTAGGACCCCTCTCCATGTCACGCAGCACTTCAAGGCGATAGGTGATAAAGCCATCAACCTTAGTCGTGCCCTTACCGCTTACATGCTCAAATAACCCTTTGTCGAGTTGCAGCATTACGCCAACCCAATCATCTGCAAGATCTTTGGTGGCATCTGAGCCGAACTGATCATTACTAAAATCGCTATATCTCTGTCCGTTTCTCAAGTAAATGTGATCGCCTACCTTAACTTGCTTGCTTCTATATTTTCCTTTTTTAGGGCCAATTGTTGGTTTAAAAATAATCGATCCTTGAATTAATGTTCTGTTCAAGTTTGACTTAGCAGCAGGAACTTTGCTCGTGATTACTTTTTGACCGCCGATCCTGACTGACGATGGCCCAGGTGGCTTTACAAACGTTGTAATCTGCTCCCTATCGCCACTTGTGACATCAACGTCGGACGAGATTAGGTGGCTGCCTGCTAGCACCTCTCCATAAGCCACAGGGACAGTTGCACCTTGACCAACCGAGTTTGCTGGCCCGCTAAAGGCATACGATTGGATGCCGCTTGTGGCACGTTCCACACTTTGTGGCCCGCCTAAATTTTCGTTTGTGATGGGGCCGTCGAAGCCACCCAGTCCGCCAAAGGTCGGCTGTGGAGACAGCAGCTGCGCAACACCGCCGAGAAGCAAACTGGTGCCAATCGAGCCAACAAGGACAGAAGTGCTGGCCGACAAAAACCCTGATCCAGCTGCCCCTAAGAATCCGGCGCCAGCAACAGGGGCAAAAACAATCGCAGCCGCAATCAAGGCAACACCAGCCAAAATACGCCCAGTGCTACCCCCACTGCCTGCAATGACAGGCGTCAAAATTAGATCATTGCTGCCTAACGGCAGTTTTAGATCTTCGTAATTAAGATCCGTCCCGGCTTGAATTACCTTGTACCCAACGCCATGCTCATGGGCATGAGCAAGCTCTTGCACCATCTCAGGGTAGTTAATGCACAGCAGCTTGATCGCTTCTGCTGGCGTGCGAAGGTTGTAATACTGATGCTCAGCGCCGTAACGCTCACCCAGTTCACCGAGCAACCGAACGGTCTGCTGCATATCTGAAGACCGCCGCAACCCTAGAGACATAGTATCGCCCAAACGGTTCTACCGCACTCAGTGAGTCTTGCTTCTGATGCAAGATCCGAAGATCTGGCAGCAGGATTGCAGCGTGCATTGGTGTTGCTGTGCCTAAGCGCATGATCAGAACATCGCCTGACTGGCGTGATTCAAAGTCAACCTGCCTGAAGCCGATCGCCTCAGCTTGCTGCAGAAAAATGCTTTGGCACGTTTCAAGGTCATCGGGACGTGCAAAATCTGGCAGCTCTATGCCCTGCAACTTGAAGTAATCACGCACCAGCGTGAAGCAATCGGCCTTGCCGTACTCCCACCGTCTGCCAATCAGGGATCGATAGTTGACCATTGCTTTTCTGGCATGGAATAGATGTGCCACGGCACCTTGGTGCCGGTGCAAGATTTTTTGTCCGGAAGGCTTGCTGGTCCGCCCACAGGGTGTGAATGGACAACAGCCTCAACCGTTCCAAACAACGCAGCTGATGCATAGTCGGCAGGATGCAACACAAAATCAAGCTCAGGATCATCGGCAATGTTTCGACACCGCCAGTAACGCCCATTCACTACGACACCACAAGCTTCTTTTGGCGACTGCTCTGCAGCG